CCGGCTAATGCTGGCGGTTCTAATGTCGGCGGCCAGCCCCAGCAACAGTGGGACCAGTTCAGCGAAGTTATGAACCGTAACCCTGAGAATGCTTGGCGTTATCTGAGTCAGATGGGTCCTGAAGCTCTGCGCAGCAAGCTCCTGTTCATGGATCCTGCCTGATAAGCCGGATCTCTTTACTAAACGCCCCCTGTTTAGGGGGCTTTTTTCTTGCTAGTCTCAAAACAGCTCAAAACAAAACTATGAGATCTCTTCGCTATCGTCCGTATCGTGATACGAACGAACCCAAAAAAGAACCAGAAGTGACTCCAGAAGAAACGACAGACTCTTCTGCGCCAGAAACTTCTCAGGTTGATACTTTCGAAGAATCTGTAACAATCAGCTGACGTCGTTGTCGCTCTTTCCTAGTCGCCGTTCTACTTCTTTTTCGGCTATGCGTTCTGCTATTGCCAGGATGCGTATTCCGGCGTAACCAATAATAAATGAGGTCGCTATGGCCTCATTTTTTGTAAGTTTGAACCTCTCTTCGATTGCTGGGCTTACAAATGTGGCCAGCATAAATCCGACTGCTGAAGCTTTAATCAGATACGGGATAACCTTCTTTAACCCTCGTGGGTGTGTCAAGCTCTCCGTTATTGAGCCTGAGAAACAAGCTATAGATGCTTCTGGATCTTCAAAAAAAACCGTAAGGGCTCTTTCAAAATTAGGCTGCATTTGCCCTTACTAAGCTCCTAAATATTTTAGAGCAAGTACAATTAAATTATCTGGAGTAGCACTATGGTGTATACACCTCAAACTAATTGGAAATACGATAAAAATTTATATCACCCAATTCAATCTGGACCCCAAAGAACTGGAGATAATTTAGATCTAACCGATACTTATCGAACTGTTTCTAGTGGGTATGTAACTCCTTCAGGCATAAATCAAACCTGGTATGGCGTCCTGGATGAAGGAGCTGATTTTGGTCGTATTCCTGTAGGACCGCCAAATATAAGTGGGTATTTCACGTCTGAATGGCGTGCAGTACCTCCTGCAGTGTCGGGGTATTGGAATAACTTTAATAATACATATCTTGGTTTCGTTCCTTTATTCGTTGGGGATACCGAATATCCTGGTTTACTTGATATTTACGATGGCTTTAGAGCGCAAAGTCTTACCTCGACTTCTAATGCAACAGTTCAGACAGCCCTGGGTCCACAGCCGGGCTTGCGTGATTTCGGAGCGTATACGTGGTTTGGTCCAGCTGTACCGGATAACCAAAATTACACACCTTTTAATACTCCAAAAGGAAATGAACCCTATGCCTATAACGAGGACACTGGAAAGTTTGAAGGCCAAGGGTTAACCGGTGGACCTGGTACTTACCAAAGGGTTCAATTCCCAATGCTTACTAACCCGACAAACGATAAGTCGGGATCGAGAGCAGCTTGGGTGTATCACTATCCTGTGTATTGCCGCACGTTCGTAGAGTCTGTTCGCACCGGAGTGCCGGGTCAAATGGATACAGTTCTTCGTACTAGCTACAGAGGTAAGTCAGTTCGTTACGTTCCTAATTACGGTTCTGTTTATGGTGTGCTTGGAGAAGGTGTACGCAACATGGTGCGTACGTTTAGTCCTGGCACAAAAATCTAAAACACTAAATGTGCGACACGAATTCAGTTCACAAAGCATTTAAGGTTTTAGGATTACTACTGTAGTTTTTTCGGAGATAAGCGTTGTTTATCGACAACGACTTTCCGAAGATCCTAGGTGCGGAACTTTACCGTCCCCACCCCGCATACATCGTTGAGATGGCTGCGGAACCCGTGGTTGTGCACGACTTCTCGAAGCAACCCGGTCAGACGGTTCAGTTAGATCGCTACCGGTTCTTCGGTAATCCTGGCTCTAAAGAATCTCGCGAGCGCACTGCTGAGCAGACCATCGGTACTGCCAACAGCCGTAATATCGTGAAGGACAAGGTGCTGGTGACTCTTCGTGAGTACACCGGTCCTGCTGACCCGAGTGACCCCACTCAACCCAGCACCTTCAAGATTGCTCGTGAGACCCTGATTACCGCCCAGCGTCTGCTGCTGGACACCGGTAACCTCACCACCTTCCACCAATCGATCGGCAGCCTGACTCTGCTCGACGACTATCGTCGTTGGCGTGATCGGGTGTTCATCAATGAACTCCTGAAGGCTGTTTCCAAAGGTCAAGCTTCTGATACCCAAGGCGGTTACTACTTCCCTGGTGATCTCGCCACCGGCGCTCTGACCTACACCAACGCCGAGCAAGCTAAGTTCGACGTTAAGGATGACCTGCTGCGCGTGGTGAAGAGCCTGCGCAAGCGGAACACTCCTACCTTCCAGGACGGTTTCTATCGCTGCGTTTGCGATCCTACCTTCCTGATGCACCTGCGTCAGAACAGCGACTTCCGTGAAGTTGCTCGTTATCCTGGCAACGGGCAGATCAACCCCCTCATGTCCGGAATGCAGCCCAACGCTGCTCTGTACATGGGTCAAGGCTTCGGTCAGGCTACCTTCGTGGCCGGCGAGCCGATCATGCCCACCGGCTTCGTGTTTGAAGGCGTGCGCTTCTTCGAAAGCACCAACATGCCTACTCAAACTCAGAACGCGACCATCGCCTCCAGCACCGCTGATTACAACGCTGCTGTCGGTATCTTCTTTGGTCCTCAGGCCGTTGGCGTTGGCATCGGTGGCAACAATGCCCAGGTGCTGCTCAACAACAACGACGACTTCAGCCGTTTCATCATGATGATTTGGAGCCTGTACGCAGGTTTCGAACTCCTGAACGCTGACTTCGTCACCGTTGGTTACTCTTTCGACGCTTGAGGAGGTAACTAACAATGGCGATCAACTCTAACCAGTTACACGTTGCCAAGATTTATCCTGGCAACTACACCAACGTTCTTCGTTACTGGCACGAAGAAAAGACCATCCAGTTCGAGAACGCCAATGGCGTTCAGACGAGCTACACCAACCAACCCGTTGGTGGCCCCGTGGGCGTGGTCTTCCGTCCCGGCTGGATTGCTCAGCAGGCCGTTGGTTACGTGGACCTGAGCTATCAGGCTCTCGGCACCAACAACCAGCTTGAGTACTACACTCAGCCTTATGGTTCTGGCGGCGCTTCTAATGCTCCGTTCCTGAACGCTAACGTCATCGTTCCGTCCCCCGACTACCACAAGGATGTTCGGGCCGATATCACTGATGGCATCAAGGCTCCTGCCGGTGCTTACGTGTATCGCACCTCCCTCCGTGTGGACGGCGGCGATGTGGTGAGCTCCGGCGTTGCCGGTGGTTCCGCCACCCCGACCCTGACCCTGATCCCCGCAGTGGGCCAAGGTCTGAAAGTCGACGGCACCGTCGTGTCTGGTCAGTTCGGTACCTCGATCACCGGCTCCAACAGCCGGATCGCTAACGGCAGCACCGGTTCCACCAACATCATCGACTCCAGCAGCCTCGCTGCTCTGGGCGCCGAGACTCAGTGGAAACTGTTTGCTTCCAGCAGCCAAGCTGCCTCTGGTGTCTTCCAGGGCTCTGGCGTGTACGATCCTCGTGCTGGTGCTGGCAAGCTCTCTGGCAAGAACAAAGCCCTCGCTATCTGCGAAGTGTGCTGGATCGTGCCCGACGAGCCGCCCGAGCGTCAGGATGTGGCTCTGCAGCCCGGCGGCATCGTGGAATCCACCGCATACACTTCCACTTCTCCTGCCTGATATACTTAGGTCGCAGAAGATACACACCAGCCCCTCCTTCGGGAGGGGTTTTTTATTGGTTTTCTGTTCTTAATTAATTTTTTAGGGTATTTAGTGCTTTCCGCTGTCAGAGTTAATAATGCGTACCGTATTTATCCAGCTTTATGGACAATCGGGAGCTCTCGGATCTCAAATTAGAACGTAAAGAGTGCACTAGATGCGGTGCTACGTGGTTAAACGGCATCCATCACTGGAGAACAGGATATAAAGGCAACGAATTAGATCTTGCGGGTCTCGTTTGTAATCGAGTTAACGACTCAGCTTGCATAAACCCCAAGAAAGGTTGCACAGGAGGCGACACATGGGAGAAAAGAGCCGAGTTTTTAGGTAATTTTGAGCGCGAGCTTAAGCGTATGAGGGAAGATTGATGTATTTTGGTTTAAACTACTGTCCACATACTGACTTTTTCAGATGTCTGCCAAAGTCTATAAGCCCAGTGGCGTCAAAATCGACGTAATTTCCACTCACGATGACGGTGAGTACTTTATGGTTCGATCTAGCACCACGGGTAAGGTATTTTTTGCCCATAAAGATCAAGTTGATAACTTCAAAGAAGATACAAACCCGACACCTGCTTCAAATTCGTTGCAAACACGTCGGGGAAGGCGCCCGGTTAAGAAAGACGAGACTGAGGTCACTGTAGTCAAGCCTCTCCCTCCTTCCGACAACCGCATCAACTTAAATAACTTGACTGCCGAGGGTTTAACTCAGTGTCTTCCTGGTGTTGGTTTAAAAACCGCAAAAGAAATTATTGAACTTCGGCAGTCCCTTCCGGGTGAGCGGTTCACCAAACTCGAACAGCTTGAAAGTATCAAACGTGTCGAGTGGAAAGAAGTTTTTGCAACCGGTGTGGTGTACGTAGAATAAGAAAACGTAAGGGTTTCGGGTTGTGGCGCAGTTAAGCGTAAACGAGTTAGAACAGATTCAATCTTTTCTTGCTCAGCAAGGTGTAGTTTTTCAACCTACAACTACTGACGCCGCCAAAAGAGAAGTTATTTATTCAGCTGTTAATCAGCTGACCCGAAACCCTGCTCAGGTCTTTGGTTATGCGTTAGATGACTTCAATTTTAGTCGCGTAGCGTATCACCTTGGATACAACATTGCCACAGTCCCTGCTGGTGACTACGCAAGGCTTCTGGAGGCTTGCAATAGTATCCCCAGTGAGTTTTACTTCGATAAAATCGTTCAACAAGTTGAGCGTTGCGAAGAAGCTGAACGTTTAACTGAACTTGCTACAGGTCGTGCCACGAGTCGCCAAGAGACGATTCTTGGTGACGTGTCACGCTCTATCTCGATCCAAGATAAACGCGAAACAGCTCGTATTTGGCGAGAGAACTATTTATTCGAGTGCGACAGGCTGGCGCAGATGCTGTATGTGCCTAATTACAAAGATCCAGTTTCATCTCGTTACAGATTTGAGCGAAGCGGTGGCGAGTTTATCCAGGCGATACCTGGTCCTCCTGATGTGTCTCGTTCCGACCGCATCTACTTTTTTGAGAATTGGCGATAGACTGTGATTTAAGAATAAACGGATTAAGCGAGCGCACCCGTCATGTCTTTAGTAGGCAGGCTTTTACGAGCAGGTATCAACTCGGCTGATGATCTTGCTCGGCAGGTTATGCCGGCGATCCTTCAGACGGGTGACTCTGTTTTAATTGAACGCACTACTAACGCACTCCGCAAGATGGGTGCAGGTGTTCCTAGTCAGCCGGGTCCTGGCTTGTTAGGTACACGAAATGTGCGTACTTCTCGGCAGTTAGGTCAAGCTCCTAAGCCTCAGTTTGGCCCTGGAGCTACTCCTCCTGCTCCACAGGCTGGTGGTGCTCCTGGTGTTCGCGGCGTTTCTCCGCTTGTTCAGAATCGTCCTCCGGCTCCTTTGGCCGAAGCTCCCACTCCTCCGGTTCGCTACCCCGAACCCACCCGTGGTGAAACTGCTCGTCAGATCACCATGCTGAAGCCTGGTGAGGGCGAAGTTGGTTCTATGGGATCTCGTCTTACTTATCGTCCAGGGACTCAGGGTGTTAGTGGTCGTTTAGGTTCTACGACTTATGGCGAAGGTCTGGAGGTAGGTGCTTCTTCTGCTTACCCTCTCCGCGGACCTAGTCTCGGCGAGACTATGGAGAGCACCTTTGTTACGCGTCCTGAGCTGCCTGGCACTCCTCTTCTGCGTACTCAAGGTGCAAACCAATACGTAGCTCCTCGTCCTGCTTTTGGCCCTGGTGCCACAGGTGAAGCTCTCGATCGCACTGTTGATCTTGCTTTTGGCGGCGCCCGTGGAGGCGGCGGCACAGGTGCTCAAGTATTGCAAGGTGGTCCTGGTGGCGCCTTGGTCCGCTCACCCGGAGGTGAGATGGTCGATGAGCTGATGATTGATCCTGTTCGTGTTCGAGAGATTTTTGAGAACAATCCTGAGCTTGTTGGTGCTTTTGGCAACGCGGCTGGTGGGGTTCAAATGGCTAACCTGGGACGCATTCTGTCGAATCCAGCCGCACTTGCTGCTCTCGGTGCGGCTGGTCTCGGAGCCGCCGGTTACGGAGCTGCTTCTCTTATGAACAGCGGTTCTTCTGATCGCACTGGCGAAACCACTGCGCAAGCGCCCTCGATCCCAGCACGTCCCCTCTTTACGGAAGACGGCGCAACTCCTTTAGGTGATGGTGCCGCTCCTGTTGCTCCTGCTACTGCACCTGGTACGGGCGTGATTGATCCCTCTGCCGCTTCTCCTTCCCCCGCAACAATTATTACCAGCGGTGGAGCTCAACGCGAAAGCGCTGTTCGCGAGGCACTAGCTCAAGCAGATCCGGCAGCAGCTGCGCTGATGCGAGCCACGGAAGCCCTGCCTCCTGAGAAGTACACCCCTGAGCGAGGTGGAATCGCTAAGTACTACGCTGATCGTGCTGCCTATGCTGCACAGGCCCCAGTCCGTAAAGAACTGGTGGAAATGATGCGTGGGATGCAAACCGAGCGATCTGGTGACTTAGCTGCTTGGGCGCAAGCGAACCCTGCTCTTGCTTACGAGATTCAGCGCCGTCAGTTGGCTAACCCAGCCGCTAACCAGCAGAGTGCAGAGTCAGTCACCACGACTACTATTACGACTCCGATGGGCTCTGAAACCGCAGCTAACGCCGTGGGCAACGCTGAAGCGATGGGTCAAGCTGTAACAGCTCCCAGCCAAGGTGCCTTTGATATGGTCGATGTTACTCGCCCGCAAGTTCAATCTAATTTGCAGCGAGTGCAGGACTTTATTCAACGTCAAGCACCTCGCTCCCGGATGTATGCCGGTTATTGAGATAAAATAACTAGAGGATTAAGGCGAACCGAGTAGGTATGGCTGAGCAGTTTATGTCTCCACGAAGCTCTACTTACTCGGGAGGTGCTTTGACACCTTATCGAGAAAGACCTTTCTCGGAAGCACCCTCTACTATTTCCATGGGTACCGAGCCTACAGCGAGCTATTCCGCACCTCAGCAAGGCGGCGGTTTTTGGGCTGGTCTTGATCGATTGGCCGGAGCAATTCTTCCTGTTGTTGAAGCAGCTAGTGCTTTTAAGCAGGGTTACCAAACAGGCTTTCCGTTGCCAGGCCGTGGGCCACAAGACTCACGCATGGCTGGGGATCGTTTTATCTTCCAAGTTTTGGAAGATATGAGACAGCGCAACGAATCTGCAGCTAACCGAGCTCGTCAAGAAAGAGAGTCAGCTCGAAAAGAAGAAGCTCGTAATCAGCTTATTTTGGCTGGTGTTGAATCAGGCAAAATCGATATTAAGGATGCTCTGAAGATACTGGGCGGAGGTTTGTATCAGATGCCCGACATCAAAGAAAGTGACGAAGGTGATACTCGTAGGTCTGATGTCTACACAGACGATATTCTCGATAATGAACCCGAAGCCTGGGGCGGGACCCCTCGGCGCTAAGTTTTCGTAGCCCACTAATTTTACGGAGCTCACCCAATGGCATCTACTAGCACAAACAAGCAACCACTTATGGTTGACCGCCCTTTTCTACGGGGGGCGAGGATTAATAACGGGACAACTGTTGTCAGCGACGCCAGTAACCCTGATTTCGGCGATTTAATCCAACTTGTACGTGTGGGTGACATTCCCTCTGAGGATGGTGCTCTCGTTGAAGATCTCTTTGTAGTTTCTGCTGAAGGGTATCCCAATAATGGTGGTGTGCGTACGGCAGCGTTTGGTGTGTATGTATATGCACCCAATCAGTCTGCTCCGTCCACATCTACAGCGCTCTTATTAGGCAAGTTTCAAGTTGGTTTATCTGGAGGCACTGAAGGTCTTATTCAACGTGTAGAGCTCCCTGCTACTGTCGCTCCGACACCTCGTACAGGTGACACCAATTTGGTGTATCCCATTGAGCGCGGCAAGATGGAAGCTCTTTATCTTGAGAAAGGATATATTTTATGTATCGGATATTTAGGTAACGGACCCAGCGCCATATCTGGCGGTTTAAGTCCTTCTGGAGTTTCGATTATCGCGCAAGGCGGTTTTTATTAATTCATGGCACGGCGCAACGGCTCCGATGACTTTGGTTGGCATACTCACCAACCAAAGAAATCGAAGTTCGGATTTTCGTCGTTCGAGGGGGCTAGCTCGACACATCAGCTCAGCTCCCCGATGCCGTTTAAGCGCAAGTTTAGACCTGATTTTAATTTAAAAGATTTCAGTATACTTTTTGACTACAATTACGCGTCTATGTGGACGCGATGGCGCAGAGGTTATGAGTTGTATATGTACGCTAATCAAGCGTATGTAGGTCTTAATTACTCCTTTCGATACTGGACAACAGGCATTGTCGGTGTAGGTGCTGCACTTCCTGGTATTTGCTACATGTATCCTTCCATGAGCCAAGATATGGCTATGAGGATGGTAGCTATACGACCTAGGGACTCCTTCAACTTCTTGGATTTTGGTTATGCTATTAAATCTGTAACCAAGACAAGTGACACAGTTTACGCTATCGAGTTAACAAGTAACTTTGGCCCTCCTATTTCTTTTTTTCAAGGTGAGGTAATTTCTGACCGATTTGCTGCTGACGGTACCGAAAAGACTTCATATAACAATTACACAGTCGTCGGCGTGGGTAATGGGACAACACCTTTAGAGCCTGGGTTTGCTCCTATTTACAACAGTATTTTTATTTCACTGGACACAAACAATAGTTGGTCCGTTATCGATAACGAGACTTTATCCACACCTGCATCATTACCTACTCCTGGTGATTATTTCACTACGGAAATGCGTTTTGGATGTAACTGTCCAGATTATCTAGCCAGAGAAGATTTTAATCTTTATGAGTACAGTCTTAAACGTCGTTACCCCTACACTCTGCCTCAAGATCTTAAACCTGGTCAATACGATGCTGGTGCAGATTATCAATCCGGACGTACGTCTCCGTCACGGGACTATCCAGGATTTAGCCGTGATTTCGGCTTTCTTTATGTGAAGAAAATATTAGACCTTCCTTCGTACTCAGATGGTTCAAAAGTATATTCTGACCCTAATCTTATCTACTTTGCTCCAAGGTGGTGTAAGCATATTTATGCGTCTTTCTGGGATTTGCAAAACCGTTTCGGTAATGATGTTTTTTCACCAGCGTGGCTGTCTCAACCTAGCGATGAACCGATAGACGATCGTTATAGAGAAGAGTTCGAGATAAATCTGGCCAAGCAAACAACATTTGAGAAGCGTCAACAAAAGCTTCGCTGGTGGGAGAAGTACTCTCCGTCGCAGAATACTGTTCCAAATCACATGATGTATCCTGATATGCACCCTACTATGGTTAAGACACTTAACTTTGATACGTTAGCGTCAGGCACATCTACTGCTATGACAGCTAGTGGTTTTGAGATGTTCAAAATAGATCAGTACAATCCTTTTGCGCCACCAGACCCAGAAGCAACGCCTAAGCTTGATGGTGGCACATATAGTAATGGAGTTTTGGTCAGTGGCGCTTCGTTAATTTATGATGGAGGCCAATATTCTGCTGGTGCACTAATACCTTATCCTTCATATCCTTCTCTTATTAACGGGGGTACTTATTAAACATGGCTTCTACTCCAGTTATTCTGCTTTCAAAGCGATCTGGTAATTCTTCTGATCGCCCGAATACGGCCACGGTTCAGACAGGTGAGGCTGCTATGAGCTTTGGCGCTGCTGATCCTGGCCTCTACTTTAAAGATTCAGCAGGAAGTATTCGTAAATTTGGGTCTAATCATTACGGAGCTACTGCTCCTAACTCAAGTCCTTTAGGTTCGCCGGGTAATTCAGTTGGTGAGACTTGGGTAGACAACACAGCCTCTTATTATTTGCGTGTTTGGACGGGAGGTGCCTGGCAGAAGGTCGGGGCTGGATTTTCGGATACTGCGAACAACGCTAACTTTGCTACTACCGCTGGTAGCGCATCAACCGCCACTGTGGCGAACTCTGCGATTGTCGCAAGTGGTGCTTTTTCGTCTGTTATTGCAAGTGGGGCGTTATCTGCTGTTGTAGCAAGCGGGTCGTTGTCTTCCGTTATCGCAAGTGGTGCTCTTTCCGCTCTTATTGCTAGCGGAGCTATATCTTCCACTATTTCTAGCGGATCCCTTTCTGCCGTAATAGCTAGTGGAGCACTGTCCGCTGTTACTGCAAGTGGTTCTTTATCCTCTGTTGTAGCTAGTGGTATTGCGGTTGTCACTGCTTTACCTACTGCTGTTGAAGGTTATCTTGTCTATTTAAATTCCGGAGCTAGTGGACTTTATGTTTCAGCTAACGGCGGCTGGATTCTTACATAGACCCACGAAGGGTGGCTTTTAGCATCCAGGCGCCTTTAAACAAATTTCCACAGATTTCTGCAGCAAAGTTTTCTACGTCGGGAGCGCCTGTATCTTTTGCGGCGTCCACAAGATCTTTAGCCATCATGGCGCCAGCTTCAAGATTCTTTGTGTACAAAGTCAGGCCTTCTCGCGCGTCGTAAGTCTTGACCGCAGGAAACTTCTTGAATGCGTCGAAAAGACCACACTGACACATAGGCATTAGATAGTCCATGCTTCGGACTAACTCAGCAATTGTGTCAAAGTCAGCGACATGCTGTTGGTACTGCTTACCTAAAAATTTATGAACCGCTAAAAAATTTGAGCACTCTACGTTGAAATGAAGTAGATGTGCCTGAATATTAAGTTGGTATAAATAAGAGGCAAAGGAGACCATCTGATAAACGAGATTATCAGGCGTGGCCTCCTTTGTGATAATCACTTCCTCTTTAATGACTTCTTGTGTCGGCGCTTCGACAGCGCTTTGAAAGATATCGGCTAGAGAGGAAGTGTTCATTGTTAGCGATCAGACAGCGCAGGTAGCGCTTTCTTCCACTGTAGCCTCTTCTGCGCCAGAGTTTAAGTAAGCCTCAAGAGCGTCTTTGTTGATTCGATAAAGAGACTTGACGCCGTTGGGCTGCAAATTGACGAAGATGCCCTTAGGCCAGCCGCCGGGCTGGTTGGACTCGGTCAGCATAATACGCTTACGTACAAAGCCTGCGGAGCAGTTGAGGAGCTCAGCGGTCTGAGCGATGGTGAGGAGCCGTGCGGAATCCATTTAATAAGACGTTGTTGATGACGACAACGAAAGGAGGTTAGCAGGAATCTTCATGAAGAAAGTCTGTGAAACAGAGTTTTAGATTGATTTAATTTTTGACGCGGTAGACTGGATGGACGCACGAGACCCGAGCCGTGGCCATCCGAATCGCTGGAGAGAAGTTTGCCGGATATAACCAGCCCCGCAGGGATTCTGACGGCGGCAAAAAATTCGCAGTCGCAGCAAAAGAAGGAGATCAGGTGCGCCTGGTACGGTTTGGTGACCCTAATATGACGATTAAAAAACACATCCCAGAGCGCCGTGAGAACTTCCGAGCACGTCATAACTGTGATAATCCTGGAAGCAAGCTCAAAGCACGTTACTGGTCTTGTAAAGCATGGTGAGTTTTATGCTTATTGTGATTTGACTTAGACTTAGTTGAGAGGCGCGTTCAGCCGTGAAAGACGAGCATGGGCACATCCGAGTTGGCCTGACTCTCGAAGACGATTTCACGTTGCAGCGGCTTAAGAACGCTGCCCATGCTCTAAAAGGGGAGGACCGAGATCAGTATCTCTGGAAAACTATCTTCAGATTTGTCTGTCGCGAGCGGGCTTTTAAATCAGTTATGGAGGAGACCGGCGTGGTTGTCGACACTAATATAGATATATTCGAAGACTCTAAGGATGAGTAGCAGTATCAGTCCTAACGCGAGGCGTTGGCTAAATACTATTGCTTTTGCCGAGGGGACTTGGGGTGAGGGTGCGCCTAGGTACGATATTACATTTGGTTACACACCCATTAAAGACTTGAGTAAGCACCCTGACCGCGTTGTGCAGGGCGGTAAATATTCAAGTGCGGCGGCTGGTGCGTATCAGTTTATGCCCGAGACTTGGGCTCGGGCTCAGAGGGCTCTTGGCCTTAAGGATTTTGGCCCACAATCTCAAGATCTAGCTGCCTTACAACTGCTCCGTTGGCGAGGAGTTGACCCAGACCGTGATCCGTTGACACGAGAGAACATTGCGAAAGTAGCTAACGAGTGGGCGTCTCTCCCGACGATGGAAGGACGCAGTGCTTATGGACAACCAGTTAAAAGTTTTGACACTCTTAAGAAATTTGCTGAGTCTCAAGGCGCTTCTTATGCGACGCCAGCAAGCAGTGCACCCACACAAAGCCCAGCTGAAGCGGAGGTTCTTAAGTATCTTCTACTTAATAAATTCATAGATATTGTAGGCAAGCAACCTGCAACTGCTGGACAAACTCAGTTGCCTCGTGGCCTAGAGGCTCCGCCTTTACCGAGTTATGACGATGAAGTTAATACAGCAACTCAGAGTGAACTAGATTTAATTTTAAAATCATATAAAGATCAACAGGAGCAAGAAGCTTACAGAAAAGCTGTAGAAGAGCAACAAATTAATGACGTAAATAAGAATTTAATTGCTGCTGAGTCAGCCAAAAGTCAGTTACTGGCTCAAGCATTAGGCGCATTTGGAGCGCCGAAATCAGTTATTTAGATATAATTTAAGTGATTAAGCAAGCATCATGAATTCGTTTTTGGGCGGCGGCCTGGCCTACGGTTCTGACATACCTAGTTATGGAGATGTTGGATCTGCTTACACTGGGGACTATTTTAGTAACGGTTTTGATGTAAGCGATATAGGGCAAGCTCTGCTTAAAGGCTTAAGCAGTGCAGAAAGCTTTAACACAAGTGAACCTACATATTATCGACGTCCTACTTCTTACGCAGACGAAACTCGTTCTACAATGAATAACATGTTGGCTCGGGCTATTTCAGCCTTCGGGACACCTAAGGCTGTAATTTGAGTCGCAGACTAAACTACTTGATACCATGCCAGTTGCTCTTCCCACTAATTACGATTGGTCCTCTGGCGGGTTTCCCTCAGGTGGTTTTGGTGTTGAGTCGATACCAGGTGGTGCGGCTGTGGCCAGCAATCTGTCGGGTGTTGGGGCTCTAGGTTCTCAAGGTCTTTCTGAGTTTGCCAGAAACTTTAATACAGGCACTAAAAGCCTTTCGAATTTAACAAGATTAGCTGGTAATGTTGGTGCTCTCTTTGGAGGTACAGCCTCAATAGAGGACTATATCAAGTCTGCAACAAAGGCTTTAAAGACACAAAGAGGAAAAGAAAAGAAACAAATTAAGAAGAGAATAAAGAATATATACCCTGAGTTAACTGGATTAACTGGCCAGGAAGCCTTAGGTCAGTACTACGATAACTTTGCTAACACTATTTCTAATGTAGCTTCTGCTGCTCGCGCTGATTTGGGCATACGACCTGATATTTTTTCTGAGTACGACCGTTTAAATACTCGAATTCAAAATATTCAAAATCAATACTCCTTGGCGAATCGTCTCGGAGGCTACGAGCAGTTAGCTTTAGATCCTCCCGTGGTATCCCTGGATGTGACATCCATACGAGATACAGCAGATTGGGTCGACCCAACAACGGGGCAAATGAGAGACAAATACACAGCGTTATATGATTACGGAAGCCCTCAGACTAAGCAATTCTTATATGGCGCACGTAATACAGCGGATGCTATTGGTCGTTACTATAACACCAGTGGTGATGTCTCAGGGTTGATGAATTACGGTACCTTGGCGTAATGGCACAGCTCCCACGCTCGCCTTTAGAGCGGCGGGCTGAGTCATATATGAATCGAAGAGGTGCTCGTTTCCGCAGAGAACCTCACTCGTTTCGTTTTGCTGGTGAGCTTTTTAATATTGAAGCTCGTGAAAAAGCCAGGACTGCTGAACGTGAATCGAGGCAGCGACTACAAGCAGAGCGCGTGGTCGGTGTAGGTTTCGGTGAGCGAGACAAATACGGACCTGATAATACTTGGGACACGAAAGATCCGATCAGGTATACACCCGACCCAGCGTACTATAAAGATCACAGAAGTTATGCACCGCTTGCTGGTACTCCTCACGAGGTGGCAAGTAGTAAACGAAGCCAAACACCTTCGTATCGATAGGTTTTAAATCTTTCTCTCGCAGTAAGTGAGGTTTTTCGCTCAGTACACAAAGGGGAAAGTCAAAGCCTATTCTCTGAGTAACCAGTAAGGCAACCTCAGTCGAAGTCAAAAAAATAATAGCTTGCTCAAATTCGTTTCTGAGCCACTTGTTGTAGGCGAGTTCGAGCCACACACGTTGTGCTGACTTTTTAAACCTTAAATTTTTTCGAAACAACCTTGCATCCTTTGGTTGTTCTTTGCCACTCAGTAAGCTCCTCGGTGGAAACAAGTAAACGTTTTTCGATTTCCACTCTTGATTTAGGCCATTTTTATGCCAAGAAATATATTTTTGTGCCTGAACAACTAGGTTTGCTTGTTCACTCGATGCAGGATCTAGTTCAATCTCTCCGCCAAAAAGAGACGCCGTGGTAGCTATTAACTCCGGCGGCGAAACGAAATCTTCTTCAGAGAATGAGACTGTTTGATAATTCATCAATTTTTTTGTTAGCTTCTACGGGATCTACTAGGTGTACACAGATCTCATTTGCTTGAACCATTGCTATCAGAGCTAGGTCTGAGTCGGATTCCTTTTCGATCACGCGAATTATCTTGCTAAATAATGCTTCTGCTTTCTCATCCATACCTTCTTGAGCGACAGCTAAATCATTTTCGAGGTCGGTTTTAGTCAGGTATTTAGAAGCCTCCGGGCTTTCGGGATTAAAGACAAGAATTCCTTCGCCTAAAGCAGCTCTATTCTCGAAGTAAAGACGTGTCATGTCCGACAAAATAGTTCGGACTACACCAGCGCTAATCATACGCTCAGTCTCGTTGCCTCCAAAGAGGTTTTTAACCAGCGCCGCTGCGCCACGAGAAAGATCAGACATAGGTGAAGTTGCTCCAGGCAGCCTGTGTGATCGCGTGGATATCATATAAAAATTTAGATGAGTTTCGCTCAGTTGGGTCGACTTTGCAATAGTGCTTACCCTCTATCAGTCCTGAATCTCCTCTTGAGACAATTCCTTGATGAATCAATTTGTCGACAGTTACCGATGGGATGTTTAACCGTTGACTGACGGTTTTCTTGGAGACAAAAGCGCTCGTTACCTTCCCGTCTTTTTGAGCTACAAGTAGCTGAAGTGAGGTTTCGATGCTGTTGAGCGCGTCTCGAATGTCTTTAATTTCTCTTGTGGTTTCCATGGAATGAGGGAGGGGTTCCCCTCGACCACCTGGTACCAGGCAATCAGGGCGACTTGCGGCTGTTCCGAAAAGGCTAAAAGGATTACAGCACCCCTCATGTCAACGCGGCCTTTGTTACACGTTGACCTGTCTAGTTTAGGAGTGCTCGTGCTTTTGTTTCGAAGTCGGCGGGATCCTCGATCAGGAGCTCGATCAGCTTATCAAGTTTTGCAGGGCTGTCAAGCGCACTGCGCTGGCTTTTAATCAACCAATACGTATAAGCGTTTAAAAGGTAATAGTGAGTCTGTTTAGCTTTGAGTGCACCTACCTTCCACTTTTCGTAGTCAAAGGCGCTGCTGTGGCGAGAGCTACCAGTCTTTAATTCGAGTTCGCGGATCTCTATCTGTAGCTCGATATCTCTGATTGTGTATTCAAGCGAGCTAATTTTGGCTTCGCAGTCTGTAATGTCTTTGGGCGGCTGATTATCCGTATAAATCCAAGCCGGTAGATTATCGATCTTGAAATCGTGCTCCCAAAGACAAGGGCGTCGGAGGTCATTCGTAGAGTTCCCCGAGTATGCGGTCGATGTGTACGTTGTAATCACCGTTTAAACAGAATAGAACGTGGTGTTCAAATGCGATCCTGACAACAAGATCGAGTTGAGTGAGCCGTTTTAAATGATTACGGACTGAGCTCGAAGATTGACCGACTTCTTCGGCAATCTCAGAAAGACTAGCAGGTTGGATCGCTTTTAAGTCAAGGATCAAGCCGCTGTGGCGAGTAATCGCTTGGATCCTGCCCTGATGCCTTGGATTGTGGAAAGAGATAACTTGATTTCGAATTTCTGGAGAATAACTCGCTGGGTAATTTTG